CCTTGCGCCGTCGCAATTCGGGATCAGAGTCGGCTGAGCCATGATGGGTCTCCTTTGCCGGTGGCCTGTGGTGGTGGAAGACGACGGCGGTCTGGTGCTTGGCGGTACGGGGCCGCCGTCGTCGGATCGGAAAGCACAAGGGAGGGTGACGGCGGCGCGCGCGGCTGGCCCGGACGTATGGGAGGAGTGGCCAACCCCGTGGGGTGGCCCTCCCATACGTAGTATGGGGGTTTGACACCTAACTGTTCCGAGGCGTTCAAGTGGCTGAAATCATTGCGGAATAGGACTTCATGAAGTCTTCGGGCATGAGTCAGGGACCTAACCCTAATTTGCCCGTAACCCGTTGATTTCGTTGAGTGCACAGTTGGCGCTGTCATATGAGTCAGGCCTCACTCATATGAGTTGGGTCGTCTTCCAGCCCCTCCGGGTAGACCCAGACGGCGGGGTTTTCGACCTGCAGGCAGAGACCGGACTGGGGGCATTTGAAGTGGCTGGGCAGGACCGGACGGGCGCTTGTGGTGACCTCGCCGGTATCCGAATCGACCTCCTCGACGGGCGCGCCGAACTGCATGCCTTCCACGCAGAGGTAGCCGAACCGAGACCGGGTGACGGGGAAGCCGAACCCCGAGGGGTCGCGCAGGAACTTCACGAAGCCCTTAGTCGCCAGCACGCTGAGGCGCTCACGGATCGTGTGCTTGCTGCCCAGACCGCCTCGGTTCTCGAAGGTCTCGGCAAACTGCATGGCGGTGTAGAGGCGCTCGCTCGCCGCCTCATCCAGCAGCATGCCGAGGATGACATCGTGCTTCCGCAGCCGCTCGGCATCGAGCTTGGCGCCGACCTCCTTGCGCACCAGACGCTCGTTCAGCGGGTTCAGCTCGACCCATTCGCCCTTCACCTTGTCGATCAGCTTTCCCGGCAGCGCGGGGCCATTGCGCAGCTCGATCTCCAGCCTGCGGACGCTGCTGTCCTCGTCAGGCCGGTGCATCAGCAGACCCGAGGTGTAGAAGCCGCGCAGCGCGCTTGCGCCGGAGAGCGCGAGGAAGGGATCGTCCTTGACCTGATGCTTGCTGGCCTTGCGGGTGTGGTGGGCGAGGATGACGCCCGCGTCCGGATTGACGGCATCGCGGAGAAGCTCCACCCGGTCCTTCAGGAAAAACATCATGGCGGTGTTGTCGTTCTCGCCGCCCCCCTCAGGTCCGCCATCGAAGAGATTGCGGATCGGGTCGATGACGAGGATGTCGGGCGGCGCATCCGGGAATGCGGACCGGATCGCCTCGGCAACGCGGGCGACGCCCTCCGCGTCGAGCAGCAGCTTCAGCTTCGGCGTGGCGATGAAGGTGTCGCGCGCGGTAGCGATCACGGCGGCGGGCAGCGCGATCTGCTGCATGCGCTCGCGCAGGTAATGATACTGGATCTCGGCTTGAAGGTAGAACACGCGCAGCGGCCGGGGCGGCGTGAAGCCGAGGAATGGCACGCCAGCGGCCATGTGGACGAGCCAGGAGATCAGGAAGTCGCTCTTGCCGACCTTCGGCGCGCCGCCCAGCACGAGGAGCCCGCCCGGCGTCAGCACGCGCGGCCCGATGATGTCCTCGGGCATCGGGCTCGTGTCGTCGAGGAGCGCGCCAAGGCTGAAGGTCGGCAATGGGCTGGCCGGGGCATCGGCGTGGGCCGCGCGCAGGAGCGGCGGACCGTTGCGCTTTACATGCAGCGCCCAGAGCCGTTCGGACTCGGCCATCAGTCGATCGAGCGGCCAGGACGGGCGCAGCATGGCGGCGTTGTAGCCGCAGATCGCCTCCCAGCCTGCGAAGGGGTCGAGGCGGCCCTCGTGCACCAGGCGCACGTAATGGCCGATGGCGGCGCTGGCTCCCTGGAACCGGGACCAGTCGTCGACCGCGCCCTCGCGCACCGGCGTGGTGAGCACCGCGTCGATGCCGGGCTTCGCGGTCGGCGCGGCAACGTCGCTGGCGAAGCCTACGCCTGGCAGCGGCGGCATCTCGGCGACCTTCTCGGCGAAATCCGCAAGATCCACCTCGACGTCGCGATGTTCGCGGATCTGTACGAGGCGCTGGTGGCCGTGCTTGTGGTAGACCGTGCCCGGCACCCGGATCGGCTGATGGGCGGAGCGGAAATGCGTGTCGCCGCCGACCTTCACGGCGATCTCGCCGCGCAGGCGACAGAGGGTGGCCAGATCCTCGCCCTCGGCGGGTTCGGTCAGTTTCCACCAGACATGGAGCTTCGCGGCGCCCTCGGGCGTGCGCCCGCCGCTTTCGATGATGAGCGTGGGCGCGCCGAGGTGGCGGTTGACATGGTCGAGCTTGGCCGGGATATCGCCCGCGTCGAGATCGACGACGATCGCCTGCATCTGCAGCACGTCGGCGGCGCGGGCCTGCCCCTGCTCAGCGACCGTGCCGGGGATGACATACACCGCAGCGCCTTCACGGTTGGCCCATGCGGCAAAGGTCGCGAGTTTCTCGAGCGCGGTGTCGTCGGCCGTGATCCAGATGTTGTGCGGCTTGCCGTCCCGGCCCTGACCCTTGTCCACGAAGCCGCGCAGCGGGATCAGCCCCTCGCACCAGCTGAACACGGTGTCGAGGAACACGGCGATCTGCTCGGGGTCGGGATCGCAGCCGAACGGGTTCTCGGACGGCGGCCCGTCGTTGAAGTCCATCCAGGGGTTGAAGTGCAGAATGCCGTCGTCGCTCATGCCGGCAACCTCCAGCAGCGCTCGGACCACGGGCAGAAGCGGCATTCGAAGAAGTCGGGCGTGGTGGCTGCGCGCGGCAGAAGCTCGCCCGCGTCGGTCGCCTGCAGGATCCGCACGCCCCGGTCGGACATGCGCTGCGCGAGATCGGCGTCGAAGGCGACCTGCTCATGGTGCAGCTCGGCGGTGTCCTTGTTGATCGCGGTGAAGAGCGCGGGCGCGGCCGAGATGCCGGGGACCGTCCCTTCAATGTAGGCCTGGTAGAGCGCGATCTGGGCGGCGTAGACCGGCTTCGACTTCGTGACTCCGTCCTTGACGCAGGCGCGCCAGTTCTTGGCGTTCATCGTCTTGCATTCCCAGAGCGCGGGAACGGCGAGACCGAAGCCCTCGGGGCCGGCAGCGATGATGCCGTCGACATGACCGCGGATGCGCCCGCCCGCGACCGAGAAGCCGAACTGGCCGCCATCGGGCCGGTTGCCCTTGCGGGTGTAGAGGTCGAAGCCCGCGCCGCGCAGCCAGGCGACGGCCAGATCCTCGAGCGCATGGCCGATGGCGAAGATCCGCAGCGACTGGCCGCTGAAGTCCTGGCCCTCGTCCTTCGGCGTCGCCGTGAACTCGAACTGCAGGGCGCGCTCGCAGGCATGGCCGAGGCGCGAGCCGCCGAGGTAGTCGCGGGGCGGGTTCATCGCCTGATCGGCCGTCAGCGCCCGATCGACGGCGGCGTTAACCCGGTCGGCGAAGCTGGGGCGGTGATTGTAGTCCAGCATCAGAACGGCACCTCCGGCGCTTTCGCCCGCGCGATGTCGGACATGGCCTCGCGGAAGCCCTCGACGGCTTCCTCGATCAGCGCGCGCACCTGCGCCTCGGTCAGGTCGGTGAGCGGGGTGGCCCAGCCGATCTCGTCCATCAGCATAGCCACGCGCTTCATGGTGGCGGTGATCGCGGCGTGCTCTTCCTCGGTCAGGTCAACCATGGCGACACACCCCCGAGCCAAATGCGTCCAGAAAGCCTGGCAGGACATCGAGCAGAACCAGACCGAGGGCCGGGGCCGTCCCGTAGGCGTAGGCGCACGTTTCGAGGACCTTGGCGGCGAAGCCGTCCGCCGGACCGGATCGAACCAGCCAAAGCCACGGGTGGGTTGCCGGCAGACGGCGCAGAGCGTCCCACGCGGATGCCAGAGCCGTCGCCGGTCCGCGGCCGTGATCGGGGTGGAGGCGGTCATGGGTCATGCCGCCCTCCGTTCCGGCCCGGCCGACGTCTCGATCAGCTGACGGATGGCGCGCTTGTTGAAGCCGAAGGTCATCAGCGCCGAGGCGCGATAGCGCGTCAGGCCAAAGTCGTGCCGGCACTCGGGCGGCAGGTACTGGAGCTGCTTCTCGGTCGGCGGCTGGCGCAGCCATCCCCTCGTCTTGAAAGCGCTCTCGTCGGTTTCGTGGGTATTCAGCCAGTCGTCGGCCTGCGCGAGGCAGACCGTGCGCTCGCCGACGCCCAGCAGGTGCGGGCGTTCGCCCTTCGCGCCGCCGATGGCGTACCAGACCCCGTCCATCCAGAAGATGCCGCCCCAGGCGGTGAAGCCCGCCGCCATCAGCGCGTCGTCGGTGCCGAAGAGGTCGACCCAGGCGAAGCTCGACCGCTTCAGCAGGTCGATCTCCGTCATCATGAAGCCCGACAGCGGAGCGGCGCCGCCGCCTTCGCCGGCTTCGTCCTCCTCCCGCGGGAACGCTTCGCCGCAGAGCGGGCATTCGGTGGCTGCCAGCGGGATGTCGGCGCCGCAGCCGGGACAAGGCTTGGTCGGCGCTTCGCCGGTTTCGGTCTTGCCGTCGAGATCGACGTCCTGTTCCAGCGTTCCGTGGATCAGGCTGGAGGTGCCGAAGTCCAGCACGATGCAGTCGGTCTTCACGATGCCCGGATGTTCCTCGGGATCCACCGTGCGCAGGCCGCGGCCGACCATCTGGATCATCGTGGACTTGTAGGAGCTGGGGCGCAGCAGCACGACGCAGGAGGTGGGCGGGTGGTCCCAGCCCTCGGTCAGCACGGCCACGTTGACCACGACGCGGATGCTGCCGGCCGCATAATCGGCGAGGATCGCCTTGCGGGTTTCGGAAGCCAGATCGCCGTGGATCAGCGCGGCGGAAACGTCTGCCGCCCTGAACGCGTCGGTGACGTGCTCGGCATGATCGACGGTGGAGCAGAACACCACGGTCTGCCGGTCGCCCGCCTTTTCCTTCCAGTGCCGGATCACCTCGTCGGTGACGGGGGCGCGGTCCATGATGCCCGCCACCTCCGCCATGTCGAAATCCGACATGGTCTTGCGGACCGAGCGCAGCTCGTCCTGCACGCCCACATCGATGACGAAGGTGCGCGGCGGCACCAGGTGGCCCGAGGCGATCAGCTCGCCCAGCCGCACCTGGTCGGCGACATTGTCGAAGACCTCGCGCAGGCCCTTCTTGTCGCCCCGGTTCGGCGTGGCGGTCACCCCGAAGATGCGGGCGTCGGGATTGGCCTCGCGCACCCGGTCGATGATGCGGCGATAGCTGTCGGCGACAGCGTGATGCGCCTCATCCACGACCAGCAGGTCGAGACGCGGCATGTCGGCGATGTTCGAAGCCCGCGCCAGCGTCGGCACCATGGCGAAGGCGACCTGACCGCCCCAGGACTTCTCCGTGGCGTCGACGACCGAGGTGGCGACGCCAGGCACCACGCGCTGGAACTTGGCGCGGTTCTGCGCCGTCAGTTCGTCGCGATGGGCGAGCACGCAGGCCTTCGCGCCGTCGCCGATCATCTCGCCGGTGACCGCCGAGAGCATGATCGTCTTGCCCGCGCCGGTGGGCGCCACGCCCAGCGTGTTGCCGCGG